GTCCAAAGCTATTCACTCCTACATTATTTGATAAGTCTATATTAATAGGTTTTATCATATCAAAAGATTCTTTAAACAAAGGTTCAGGTTTTTTCTTTTTCTTTTTAAAGTTTGGTCCTTGAAGACTACCGAGTGCTAATAAACTATTTAGATTTGAAGGCATTATCTTCTACCTCTTTGAAACATATTAGGATTTGGTCTCATAAATTTTTTTCTTCTATTCCAACTATCAAATTCTTCTTGTGGATTTGTTTGGTTATAAACCCCTTGTGATTCCATTTCATCATTCATATAAGATGTACCATATACATCACCACCAATCGGGGTTTGTAGTCCTAAGTTTATATCTGTAGGTAATCCATAATCTTCTTCTTCTTGTGCTAGTGCTATCTCTGGTCTATCAGGTTGAAGTGGTATAGGTTTAGCAGGTGATTCATCCAAAGGTTTAAACATATCTAAAGGAGCTGTTTTGTCTATTGGTAAATCTCCTTCCATACCTTCAATCTCTCTAGCAAATTCTAAACCTGGTCTAGTAGGAGCAGGAGTCGCTACTTTAATATCTTCTAATAAAGAACCATCTATCATTAAGTCTGAAATTTCAGCTTCTTCATTAATAACATCTAATGCTGTCCTAGGAGCTGGAGCTTCCCAAGGTTCAAACGTATCTAGAGGAGTTTCCTCTATCATAAAATTTTCTCCTAATGGTTCTTCTACTTCTGAAAATGATGTATAAGATAACCCTCCAGAATCATACCCTTTTCCCTGAAGAAATAAATCACTAGACAATCCAGCTTCTTTACGCTTTCTTTCATAGCTTGTGTACCATTTATTCTTTTCGTCAAAAGTTGTTGCATCTAAATATTTTTTATAATCTAATGTTCCTTTAAATAATAGTTCTCCAGTCACTGAGTCTTTCTCATATCGTTTCATCCACTTTACAGGATTTTTCATAAACTGTCCTGTAATTTTACCTGAACCTTTTACAAAGTCTATTAAGTTCTTAGGCTTTAACCTTTCTACAATCGATAGGTCATTAAAGGATTCTTTAAGGGCTTTAATTTCAGGAAGTTCTGCAAGTTGAGACAACATCTTTTCAGATACTAATTTTTTCATACTCGCAGAGAACTTCATATCTTTCATTAGCTCTCTTGAGAATTTTCTAGCTTGTGAATCAACCTCTCTTGCAGCATCTTTTAATAAAGTTACTTTGTTTTGGTCAATACCCCCATAAGCTTTAGCCCTTAACCTATCTTTATTTGCTGCATCTGCAAGGCCAAATATAGCATCATCTATTTTCCCTGGAATAACTTTGCTTAGAATTTTTGACCATCTTCCAAATTTTTTAGATTTCTTTTTAGCTTTCTCAATTTTGTCCAATCTTGATTGAAGCATATTCTCAAGTATGATAGTCTCAGCTGATTGTGTTTGTGCTAAATTAAGAAGAGCATTCGTATGAGCTGTGCTATATTTAATATTATTCTGTTTATGGACTCTAGGATTAAAAGACATCTAGATATTCTCCTTCTTTTTTCTTAAAGAATGTTTGGGTTAAATTTACAAATTTCTCCTCGGCCAAGTCAAGAACAACGGTTGTAAAGACCCTATTAATATGTGTGTTATTATTCATATTATTTTAAAATTAAGCTTTCTCCATCTGGAGCAACTTCAAATTCTCCTACTTTTACATCTGAATCTCCAGCAGGAGGAACAGAACCATAGAAATTTTTACCAGTACCAGCTCTAACCCCACCAGAAAATATCTTAATAGCATCTCTTGCTGGTTTTTTTATATCAGAATACTTTGCAAATGTTTTTAATTCTTTTATTTCTGGACTGCTAAATTCTAATTCAAATATTTTTCCAAACTCTTTTCTTATAACTTTTAATCTTCCTTTGTGGTACTGCAGTATTTCTTCTCCGTTCTTCATTTGCTGTATTGATACAGGTCCACGTTTAACCTGCTTACTTGTTCCAGCTACGGCTCTTCCTTTAATTAGTGCCATTATCGTACCCCCCTTGACCTAAATATTATACTCATATCTTGTAATTCAAAATCTGCTTCTGCTGTTCCAGCTATCTTTAATTGTAAAGATTTCTTTTTAGTTCTATATCCACTAGCTACTTCAAACTTTGTAACAGTCATTGTGCTATTAGTGGTCAACGAATTAGAATCAAATATATCTGTTGTTGCAGCAGCTCCTTCAAACCCTCCAGTGAGAACTAAGTTATTTCCATTCTTATGTGTCATGTACACTGAATAAAACTTTTTATCTACAGACGGTTCTCCTAAATCAAACTCTGGAGTTTGTATATCTACTGTCTGTGATTTGGCATCTGTATCATATCGTTTCACGGTATATACATCACTACTAGCATCTGTAGTAAATTCCATACATACTAATTCTTGGTTATATGGAACAAGGTTGGTTGTTTTCTTACTTACTAAAACATTTGTATCATTTATATTAGCAAAAGATTTTGTTGCTATGTCATATAGATAGCCTTTACTATCGGTAGAATTACAATCTCCTATTACAATGATTTGATTTTTCTTTGGTATAAATCCAACAGAACAACTTGCAGCAACTATATTATTTGAGTCATCAATATTAGTTGTCCACCTATCTTCGTCTATAGCTGTACTTAATTTATTTATAGTGTCTGCAAAACTAAACATTCCATACTCATTTACCCATACTAATCCTAAATCTGATTTAGCTACAGCAGCAGGATGACTAATGCCTCTATTCTCAAACTCTCCTTCTATATACCAACCAGCATCAGAACCCGATGCAATATTAATAACGAATAGTTTGTTTTCCTTAAATACAAATAACCTATCTTGAAACTCTATTAGTTTAACAATTTTATCTCCATCATTGGTACCAACATCTATATAATAAGTTTGTGGGAAAGTATCATATTTTCTAACAGGGGTATATTGTATTCTATCTCCCATTTCCTTTACAACCCCTTCATCATTAGGATATAATATGTTCCCTACAAATGCTCTTTGATTTGCAACAACTGCTGTTTTGTATGCGTATGCTTCAGCCCCATTAAATGTAATTGCTTTTTCTTCTGGTAGAAATCCATTAATTGTAGAATAAGTATCTAGTGCAGGAGATTTAATATGGTAAGCTGTTGCATCAGTATCAGGGTTGTTGGTATCATTCGTTACTACATATCCTGATTTATCTATGAAGACATCATACTCATCCGCTAATGATACTCTTGAACCTAATTCAAAATTGATATCAAGTAATAATCTATACTCATCATCTGGGTTATTATAATTCTTTACATAAATTCTCATCCCTTGTAAGAATGCACTAAGGCTATCGTCTTTAATAGACATACTTGCTATAAAGTATTGAGCATCTGCAATAGTAATAGGAGAAAAAGGATTGTGTAATAAAGATTCTTGTCCACCAAAATATACATAAGAAATTCCTACTGCATAAATACCTTCTGGCCACAAACCATCACTCCTAGTGCTACTACTTCCAGTTCCAGTAGATGCCATTTTTAATCTAAACTCTGCTCCGCCTGTTGATGGAGCAGAACCGTCTTCTACACCGTCTTCTTCGTCTACTGGTGCAGCTAACGATTCAAAATCTGCAGTCAACGGTGCAGCTAACCCACCATTATAAAACTTCATTTGGTCTGTTACTGCTGCGGCATATACATCTGGGTGAGCATCATCAGTTCTTTCAATTCTAACCAGTGCTATTTGTTCATTCCCTGTATTACTGAAATCTGAATCTGCAATACGTAACCCTCCCTCTGCATAATAATATACTGGTTTAGCATCTGTTGCACTCCCCGATGCAATTAATGTTGCGGAATCTATAGGAGCAGCACTAGCAAAAGAACTGTTAGTACTTACAAATACTTCCCCTTTAGGAGAAGTATATGCTAAGTATTCCCCACCATCTGCCCCACTAGTAGGCACTATGTCACTACTAAATTTATACAACCCATATCCAGCTTCTATTCCAGCATTGCCATCATCGGTTAATGTATATGAACTGCTAAGGTTGGCAAATTGACCGCAAGTTATTATCTTGCCCATGTGTCCAACATTAACATTGGTAGCTTCTGCTAAAAATCCATCAGCTAAATCTTTTTGAGAGTCTTTATTATTAACTCCCAATTCAAATCGTTTTATATTGTATGATTGTTTTGCCATGCTTTTTTAAGTCCTTTAAAAGCTAAATCTATAACATATGTTATTACCATAATCGTTATGATAAAAAATCCAGTCCCTATAATTAACGTTAATCCTATAATCATTGTCAAGATATACGTTAAAAAAGACACCCACTCCATCACCCAATACTCTATAGTATTTGATGTGGTTGATTTTACTTTATCATTTAGTCTATTAAATACTCCTTCCAAATCTTTTGTCAAAGAAGACATTCTACTTTTTCTTCAATGCTTTTTTAACCTGTTCCCAAACTTTGTTATCTAATTTATTAGAAGATATTTCTACTAAATAGTCTCCTACTACTAGTAAGATAGAAACCAACGTTTCTTCCTTTACTACCTTCTTCAATAAATTTGCTATAGTTTTGCCCATTCTTTTTCTCCTTTGATGTTGATGTATTTTAGCCAACCGTTGGTGTATATCACCTACCTTGTCCGCTTCCATTGTATTTCTTTTTGTAATATTTCTTACTAACCTTACTACCATATTTCGTATGTTTACTTTGTCCTTGTCTTGTTTTTTTAGGACCGTTAGTTTTTCTTGTTTCTTCTCTGAAGTATCTTCTCAATGGTTAAGCACTTCTTTTCACTTTTTCAAAACTACGCATTCCCCCGAGACCGAGCATACCAAGAAGTATTGTTGTTAAAGTTCCCATATCAAACGTTGGTAATACTATTTCATTTCCAAAACTATATAACACAAACGTTAATAAGGGTTGAAGAATAAAGTGATACGCAAGTGCAGTAGCACATATCCATCCTGTAAAGGGTCTCCATCCTGCAACAAACATTGATGTATGACCTGCTTCTACCTTGTTTACTTCTAATTGTGCTTTATTAATTTCAGCAATAAGTTCAGCTTTCTCTTGTTTGTCTAGAGTAAACCTATCAATATTATCTGCAACCTTGCTAATAATATTACCAATCATGTCTAACTTAGGCACTGTTTCTTACCTTTCTTCATTTCGCCATCACAGGTTGGACAATAGTCACCACGGTCTAATACTCCCCATGTAACCTTGTCTAGTGTGCTAGAGACATCGAGGATGTCCCTATATGCCTCTCTAAGGGCTTTTTGAACACCCTTTAAGGTAAACTTCGTCATGTGAGCTTTAAAGCGTTTCTCGAACACATTTAGTAGCATACTTCGAAATGATGTATAATATTCTCTATTGTTTTTATTTTTACAAAGATTATCAACAGAAGACTCTTTAGAGCCATATGTCCATACCCAAGAATATTTATCCTTACTAAGTAAATAACGATTTTTACCAAGTACTTTATTATAGAATATGTTATCTTTAATATTCATTTCTTAACTCTGTTCCAAATATCTTTACAATCACATTTGTTTCCCCATTTGCACCATGCATAATGTGTTACAAATCCAAGTATAAATCCTACTGTAAATCCTATCATATACTCCTCCTTAGTAAATTAACCAATTAAATCCTGTAGATGCTGAATAACTTTGTATATCGTACATATTGATATATCTTGTTTGGACAAAGACTCCAAACTTATTAGATAGTTTCCATCCTAAAACTAATCCAGTATCATAATCCATACCATATTTAGCATTGTCATAGTTAAAACTATAATCACTCATTCCTTCATTATAGGGATAAGCAGTAACCCATAAGTGAAACCAATTATCATCTGTATATTTATAATAATCTACACCTAATGATAGTGCTAATTCGTGCTGATAACCAAGACCACGTGCAAATGTATCATTGTAATCCTCTACAATATCTCCATAAATTGTTTGATAAAACTCTTCATCACTTTTCGCAACGAGTGTTCCATCTACATCGGTCCAATACCAATCCCAGTATTCATAGCCGAAAGCAGTCCACTGTTTTGTCCATTCGTCTTTATAAGGTCCATTTGCCCAACCTTCTTCATCCCAGGCGAGAATCCAAAACGGGAAAAACTCACTGGTATCAATACCTTTTTCTTCCCAATATAAATCTATTGGTAGAAAATCTAAATATGCTGGATGACTTCTTCCTGCAATTCCTGCACTAAAGTCCCAGTTCCCTTTATTAATTCTATATCGCATATCTACTGCACCAAATTCTAAGTCTTCTAACCCCATTGCATCATAGTTAGCTTTAAAGATAAACTTAGGATGTAAGTATCGTAACATATATTCGTGATTATCAAATGATTCACCAAATTGAGTATGTTTAGAATATTCTAATACATATTCCCAACCTTTTGCCAACCCATTCCCAATGGCTACACCTTCATTAATTCCAGTTTCTTCTCCTGTGTAGAATTTTCCTGATTTATTCTCATAACCAAATCGTGCTAACTTTCTAATTCCAAAGGTTAATGAACCGTGGTCTTCTAATTCTTCTTGTAGTTCTTGTAATTGACCATTACTTACTTGATAAGTTTGGTTTGTAGTTAAAGGACTCGTTAAGTTATAGGCACCATAAATCGTACTAAACTTTAAAAAATCCTGAGCACATAATGAGCTCATTAATAATATTCCTGCTATTAGTTTTCCAATCATTGAAATCTCCTTAACATTATTTCATCAATTTCTTTTTTTATCTTGGACAAGATAGTCTTTTCATCTAAACGAAATGCTAATCCTGCCTCAAATCTTTGTAATTCTTTTCCTTTTTCAAATATAATAATCGTTGGTACTGATTTAATATTCCATTCTTCTGCTAATACTGCACCATATTCTTTATTGTCAATACTTGCTTCTACAATAAAACAATTTGTTAATTTAGAAATATCTATTGATGCACTTAAATTCCAATCAGCATTCACTTGCACTACTACACACCCTTGTTGACTCAAGAGTTGTACTTGTTCTAAATTCTTTAACTTATCTTGTGATAATAATAACGATGACCATAAAAATAAGCCAACTAACACACAGGATAAGCCATATGTAATTTTTTCTCTCATAATCATTATTCACTATTGATTCATCAACATACGTTCAATATTTTTAACATCTTCTTTGATTTCTTCCACATCTTCTTGCGTATTCATAATGGTATCACGAATCATTTGGTCTTTTAAATCATATTCAGTTCGACCAACTTCAGGTACAGGTAATTCCTTTGCTTCGGCTATTTCGCCTAACAATGAAAAATATACCCCCACTACCATTATAAGTGTTACTACAACTGAAGCAATCGTTTCCAACTTTAAGGTTAATTTCGTGTCCTTACCAAGCTCCACGATACTATCCCTTGATTGCTTTGTATTCAACAATATCTGCTTTAAGTTCAGTTACTTGTGCTTCTGCCCTTGCTAAATCTGCTTCTGCTTGTGAAATTGCTTCATCAACTGGTTTTGATTCAGTCCAATCCACTACTTCTACATCAGCACCTGCTGCATTTTTAAAAGTTTTAAGATGCTGAATTGAAACTTTTTTAGGTGCATCTACACTTGATACTGCTTTTTCTGCTATATTTTTAGCCATTTTTATCTCCTGTTATATTTTAACTGTTCAAGATTTGCTTTTAACAAATCTATTTCTTCTTTCAGCTCTTGTATAGCTGAAACATACATTGCATCTTTGTCGTTTAACTTAGATACAAAACTTTGTCCTTCGGTATCTTTTACATACTTATAATCTGGATTACTTTCTTGAATTTCTATTTCATTAATCCAGTATTCATCTACCTCTTTTACTTCTTGAGCAATAAATCCTCTCCTGTTCCCAGATAGATGTTCTGTTTGGTTTTTAAAATTAAAAGTTTTTGGTTGTAATTTAGAAATAATATCTAATCCACCTTTAAAATCTTCAATGTTTTCTTTTAATCTTAAGTCAGAATTAGAACCAATAGTTGTATCTGTTGCTGTTAAAGTTCCATCTGATGCTATTCTAAAGTGTTCTGTTATTGCACTTGTATCTCCTGTATGAAATGTTAAACCTTGTGCTGCACTACCACCAGCATCATAAGAACTAATTGCTGCTGTAAAAGTAGTAGCATTTTCTCCAACTCCGATTAAAGGTTGATAATAATTTGTGTTTTGAACTGCATCTATAAAAATAGCACAATCTGAAGCATCTTCAAAATCTAAAGCAGCAACACCTGCAGTTCCATTGCTAATATGAAGTTTAGCAAATGGTGCAGTATTACCAATTCCCACTTTTCCTGCACTATCTATTCTTACTCTTTCTGCTGCTGCAGTATTAAAGTGCATATAATCGCTTCCGTGATTGTATTTAATAGCCCCTCTATATCCTGCTGTTCCACTTGTGCCATCAGCAAACATTACAGAACTATTTGATGATGTTCCACTTACTATTGACATACCAGTATTTCCTGTGCCATATATTACAAACTCATCTCCATCATTATTGTAAGAGTCAGGTGAGTTAGTTCCTATGCCCACTTTATCATTACCACCATCAACAAAAAGCATATGTGTATTTCCATTACTCTCTACTCTAAAATCTATATCTGCTGAACCTTCATTAATAGTAACTTCAGTATCAATCATACGAATATTTTCTACACTATTATCTGTTAGCATTCTTATATGCCCAGTGCTTACTTTATTTCTCAAAACAACATCATTTCCATCAACATATTGTTCCCAAGTTGCAGTATCTCCCATTATAAGAGTTGCGTTAGCAGCATCTTGTGGTATTGAAACTATATTATTAGTTTCATCAAGTCTTAACATTAAATCGCCACCAGCATAGAAATCCAGAATATCGTCAGCTGATTCAACTATATAAGTATTAGCACCACCATCTAAGTAAAGTTTCTTGGTAGCTGCTAAAGTTGTATCTACTGCAATATCAACAGAATTATTATCATAACTCCATCTTGCATTGCTTGTTCCACC